CTGTTAGTTCATCCGCCACGGTGGTCAAGGCCGCAGCAGGTTGGCTATCCGGTGTTCTTGTAACAACTGCAGGGACTGCCACAGCTATGACAATATATGACAACGCCTCAGCTGCTTCAGGAACCGTGATAGGCTACGTGCCATCTGGAGCTGTTCTGGGAGGCTACTATCCATTTAACATGCCTGCAGCCAACGGTATAACTGTATCGGGCAGCTCCACTAATCCGGCAGTAACGGTTGCCTACTCATAGCTGTATAATAGTCGTAACAATAAGGACATGACATGAACCCATCAAACGCCCTCGCCATACTTAAGCAAGCATCTGAGAAGTTTCTCGGTACGCTAGAAGACCATCTAAACCTACAGGAAGCAGTCAAGGTTCTTGATGAGCTTGTTGGTCAGCAGCCAGTAGTCGAAGCTCCAGCAGAGCCCTCTGAGCCTGTAGCAGAGCCTGTAGCAGAACCCGCACCAGTAGAAGCTCCCGTAGAAGAAGCTGCTGTTGAGCCCCAAGCCTAACTAGTCTACAATGAGGAAAAGCCCCTGGAGGTTCAGGGGCTTTCTTTGTATAAGGAAACGCCATGGCATATACTCCGTCAGCTAACAAACTAAGAAGTACAGTAGAGAACTTCGGTGGTCTACGGGTAGACGGCAACCGAGTGGCCCTCACAGGAGCAACAGGAAACTATATTCAAAGCCAGGACGCTACAGGTACTCCCGTCACATCCCCGGCAACTGTCAATACTACTGCTACTCTGACTGTCCCGCAGAACGCTTACGCCCTTACTATCATATCCACTACCAACGCAGTTCAGATAAGCGAAGACTCTACTATGAGTGTCTATTTCACCCTGCCCGCCGCCACCCTTTATACTATCAATGTGGCTAACCAACAGTATGTATACCTGAAGACCGGAAGCTCTACGGTAGTCAACTTCCAGTTCCAAACCATATAGGAGGCTATTATCACTGTTAAAACTCCGACACTCTGGGCTCCACAGCCGCTAGGATTTAGCTCTATTACTCCTGCCACCGCGTCTCCACTGAAGACACAGACAGGTGCTATCTTGGTAACAGAGACAGGAGCGCAGCTTGTAACTGGCACTTCTACCATTTCAGGTAAGACGCCTCTTAACTGGTCAAACACAGGAGTTTAGATGGCAACACCTTTTGGAGTACTTGTAAATGCATGGAGTGGATCAGTCTCCGCTTCTACCGACTCGCTTCCAATCTGGCAAGCGGCTACCAATAGTGCGTTCTACATTACTCGCAACCAACTTCTTAACCTTAGCGGCAACCCGGTAGGAGATAGCGACACCCAAACTCTCACCAACAAAACTCTCACCTCACCAACGATCTCTGGACCAACGCTATCCGGTACCATCACCGGAACCTACACTATCGGGGGAACGCCTACCTTCCCTTCAAGTGTAGTCACGCTTACGGGTACGCAGTCGCTATCTAACAAGACCTTGACGAGCCCAACCCTCACGAGCCCTACGCTCACCAACGCTACTATCTCAGCAGATGCCCTTACGGGATATACAACTTCAAACACGGGCACTATCTACGGCATTTCAGTTACTACTGGTGTAATAACTACAGCAGGCTCTATCGGTGCGGGAGCTATTGCTAACAACAGCATCCAGGCTGCTCAGCTTGCTACCAACGCTATCAAGCTAGGCGTATCCACTATTACCACCACAACAGTCACCACTGAGGCTGATCTAACAGGTAGCTCAGTGACAGTGACTATTCCTGCAGGTGGTCGTTCGGTATTAGTGTTGTTCTCTGTCCAGGTGAGTATAAATGCAGGTTCTGCCGCTGCTACTCTCTATCTCAATGCAGGAGGTTCAGACGTGGCTAACAGTCAGGTATATATGCCTACCACGACAACTAACAATATGGTCGCTGGTCAATACGTAGAAACTCCGTCAGCGGGTAGCCGTACTTACAAGCTTAGAGGAGCAGCAAGTACTGGTACTGGCACGTTCTCTAGCAACACAGCAGGTAACTTAGTGGTGATACTAATATAATGCTTACGTTTACACAGGCATATACGAGGGCGGCCAACATGTGCGGAGTACCACTTACTGCGGCGGATATCACGTTCATCAAGCAAGACATCAATCAAGCAGAGAGGCTCTTCAAGAACGCAGCTAGACGCTACTGGACCCGTCTAGAGAAGGCTACAAACCTAGTAGCTAACCAGCAGTACTACCAGCTCCCACCAGACCTAGTACGTGTTACAGAGGTCCGTATCAACTCTAACGGCATGAACTTCCCACTGATCCTGATTCACTCCGAGCATTTGTGGAATAAGCTCAACATCATCCCGGCCATGACAATCAACCTGCCTACTTATGGATTTGTCCGGGGACGCAATGAGCTGGGTCTATGGCCTATGCCTGCCACCACCGTAGCTAATGGCCTCATGGTGTCGTACGAGCCGAGATTAACCGACATGACGGTAGACGATGTAACCACCGCAACGAACTCAACCCTAGGTACAGTAACAGCCACGACTACGAACGGAAGTAACGTCATCACTCTGTCAGCTCCCATCGTGACCCAGAACATGGTAGGTAGATGGTTCACGGTCAATGATGGCTCAGATGGCAACTGGTACCAGATAACCACCTATAACTCATCCACCTCATTTAACGTAGACAATGACTACGCAGGTCTGTCTAGTAGCACGGCTCAATTCATTATCGGCCAGGCGTCACAATTGCCGGAAGATTACCATATGTCCCTTCCTTATTATGCATCCTACAACTTCTACCTAAAACGTAAGGACCTAGATACAGCTGGATTCCACAAGCAGGAGTTCATGATGCTTCTCGATATGTATAAGAAAGCATACGCTGACAAGCAAACGGGGGTAGTGACTAACCAAGTTTCTGACTACCGTTATAGTTTGTTCAGTTTGCCCCCTTCCCCAATCGTTTAAATTATGTTATAATAAACTTATACCCTATGCCATCAGCACCCAAATTTAAAGACGCCGAGACCGAAAAAATCCACCTCAACTTTTGTTATGGGGGAGCCTCTGTTGATTATAAGCTTGCCATAGCCAACTCCTTCTACTCATCCCAGGCTCTAGACTTCCGCACCTTTCCTTCTCAGACCTCGGTTCTACCAGGCATGACAGCTATTGGCACAAATGCAAGTGACTTGATTCAAGCCATGGATCAAGATCTCAACGGTGTCCGGTGGGGTATAGGTAACTTCGGCCATCTCTACAAGATAAATACCAGCAATGTCTTGTCCGAAGAAGCAGTCCTGACAGAGAACGGTTCAGCGGGTATTCTGTATTACCAGGTCACAGATCAACTTTATATCCCCGGCCAGACGGCAGTATCCATGTATGGACAAGTAACTACTGGTGCCGTTGGGAGTCCCACGTACAGGCCCAACCAGTTTGGCAAGAGTGCATCTAACGCTCCGGGTCTTACCAACCTATATAACCCGTCAGATGGCTTCTTTGACGGTACGGCCCGCAACACAGCATCAGGCTACAGCGCGGGGGGTATTACAAGCCCTGGTCTTATTACCTCCACTACAGCTACCAACACTTACAACGTACCTACTTCACTTAGTGAAGCATCAAGTAACTTCTGTTTCTTCGCTCCCGACATAGAGCCTGGCTATTCGATAGCAGTCTATGTTCCGGCCATAGGCACAGGTAACTGGACTCTCACTCTTCACGATAGTCTCAACAACCCCCTAGCATCAGTAACCATCGCTAACGCCAATATGGTAGTGGGATGGAACGAGTTTGTATTTGGCAAGCAGGTACGAGTTTTAGTTAATGCTTCACAGACTGGTAATTCTCCTACCTACCACTGGCACATCACCTCTACTGTAGGCGACGGCCAAGTAGCCACGGTCAATGCTGCAGACCTATCGAGTGCTAACTTCCTCTGGTTTGCTTATAGACTGCTCCAGACCAATAACGGTTGGCACCCTACAGCGTTCTTCACTGGTACAGGTAAGGGTCTACTATGTATCGGTAACGGCCCATACCTATCAACCTATGACTTCTCTAATGATGCGAACCCCACCAACCAACAGTGGCAGAGACATCAGCTGACATTCAAACAAGGATACGAAGTCTGTGGTATTACTACTAATAATCAATATCTTGTTGTCGCTGTTGAACGCAGGAGCAATAACTCTAATCGTAATTTTCAGGAAGGGTCGCTCTACTTCTGGAGTGGTTCAAATCAGGCTGCGGCAGACTTTGTTATTGACGTACCTATGGGTGCTCCTTATGGACTGTATACTTTTAACAATGTTACTTACTTTATCGTAGCTGGCTCACTCTACGCCTGGAGCGGCGGTCAGACCGTCATAAAGGTCCGTAAGCTTGCCTACCAGAATACTGACTACTTAGGCGTTGTGGACTCTACACTGGTAGCCCCGAACATGCTCAGCACTAGATACGGCATCCTGATGATTGGCTATCCATCCTCAACCACGAACGTCAACATCAACTATGGGGTGTGGACGTGGGGCTCCGTCGAACTCACATATCCAAACTCTCTTGGGTTCTCATATGCGTTGTCAAATGGACAACTAAATAACACTGGTTCTCTTAACTTACAGATAGGATGTGTATATAACTTCGTAGATACGATGTACGTTCCGTGGCAGTACACGGATGGTGGAGGAGTCACCCACTACGGTATAGACCTACTCAACAACTCATCTACTCCCGCTCCTAACTTCAACTTGCTAAGTCTCATCTACGATGGTGGAGTATCTTACAAGACCAAGATGGCCCTGCGTATGCAGGTGACGTTCCTACCACTCCCGGCTAACTGTACGCTCCAGGCTCAGTATCTGTTGGATAGGGGCTCTACTCTCACAAGTCCTACAGCCAACGCGGGAGATACGAAGCTCGTGTTCGAGATAGATAACGCTCGGTTTAAGGAACTCCAGTGGGGCTACGTAGGTACGACTAACGGTGCAGCCACACAGCCGGTTATAATAGGTTTAAGCATGGAGATACACCCACTAGAGGAGGAGTCAGACCTTCGTGCAGAGATAACACCAGTAGCAACGGATTACAGCTAATGTACCCATCAGGCTCAAACTTCCAAAACGACATGCAGGCCAACCTCCCAAGTATGGCCCTGATGTTTACGATGTACTCACCAACCTTTGGTAACTACAACTTCACCATCACACCACCAGCTCCCATGTTTCCAGGTCGTCCAGACGAGGTAGGTGCAGGTTTCCCAAGCGTCCCCTACCTATCCTTAGAGGCCCTGTTGTATCAGGCACAATCATCTAACCCCGTCGTTGCTCCACCTAACATCCTGACAGGTAACACGGCAGGAGCTCAGAACATCAATGGCCAACAGACCATCACCAACGGTAACGGTCAGGCAGTCTATG